AAGATAATAAGGAAAAGCAGCAAAAGAAATGTTTTTGTATTTTATATTATTCAAATGTTTTTGTATTTTATTATGAAAATGTTTTTGGAAAATTGGCAATCAAACGCCAAACAACGCGATATTGGCCTGTACAGTGGACACAATAATAATAAGACTGGTTGGTGTTGCAGGCAACCCTAAGCCAGAAATAGTAAGTTGTGAACCAGTAGTGCCAGTCACGTTTAATATAGCAAAGAAGGAAGCGTTGTCACTAGTGATTCCAGAAGGGGGAGAAAAGAGAGTATTATATGCATTAGCGACCGTAAGGCCAGTCCCAGCAAAAGTGGGATTGGTCAATGTTCCAGTGGTCGATGTGCCCCATCTAACATAAACGGAGAAGTAACCGGTTAGTCCGGCAATAAACCCTATGCCAGCACCATTAAGGGTCACTCCATGCAGAGTAGAATCAGGATCCACAGTACAACCACCAGTGGGAAGGCTATTAGACCACCCAGTAGTGGCATTAAAAATGGCAGTGGGAGTTTGATTGGTTACTGAGCCCAACGCCAGCGCGGGCTTACGTAACTCAATATCATAAGACACCCACAACTCACCAACCACATTAGTTTGACCAGTTTGACCACCAGCAGTTGCAACTGCCACACTACAAAGGTCATACAACTTAATGTCACCTGAGGTTAGTGTGGCAGTCCTTACATACTGATTGGACATTGGAGATTCACCAGGTGCGCATTCAATAGGCAAGACAACATCACAAGACGGTACAGTATCAACTGACCACATCTCGTTCAACATCTGAGTCTTACTTATGAACGAAGGCGCATCTGACCGGTACTGTGCTGCCAGCATAACACTGCCCATAGCAGTGTTGGTGCCAGACACAATAGCGGTGGCACTAGTGGACTTATACTCAAAAACCAAACCCTTGAACGAATACTCCTGGAAATTGGCTGCAATAGCAGACAAAAAAGGAAATGTGGCCACCCAACCAGGATTAACTGGGTAGGAATTAACCGTGAAGGTAGGACCCGCGATAGCTATATCAGAAATATATTCGCGGTGTCTGAACCGGACTGATTCATTAGCACTATGCATAATTGGTACCTGTTGACTAGCACTCCAGAGTGTATTAGACTCTAAAGAATAAGAACCAGAACCAAAAATTTTAGGAAATCCAAACATACCACCAACAGCGTTACCACCGCCAAGCAGCATACGACCCAGGTCAGTGACCTGGGAACTGGGCTTTCCCATATCCTTAAGGAGCTTAGTGATTTGAGCCAATTCATTCTTGGAATTACTTGTGGCATTCTTCTTAGCCTTAGGCTGTTTCTTTTTATTTTTGTTTTTCGGAGGCATGTATTGGATCCCCCGCCCGCAGGGGACTGTACATCATGGGGAAACCTCTAGGGTATTCCGTGCAGTCTCTCGACACTCCGTTGTTACCAACTTGGTACGTAAATATTTACATGCAAAGCAAAACGTTTTGGATATATTACACCCCATAACCCAATGGGAGCGGCTCCCACCCCACCTTTAACGCTAGGTGTAGCGTGAAACTCAAAAGGGTAACTGCACATACTCGCGTATGCCAGGGCCGTCCTCCCAGACGACCGTTAGAGAAGCATAATACTTCTCGATGCAGAGTTGTTCATCAGGCGAGATGTTGAATGCGATAAAGAAACTAGCGCGAGTACGCGAAGAAGGCGACCGCACATTTGCTTCCATACCATTAGTTAGCATTCGAACACCCCATCCCCACCCAGTTTCCTTCTTAGACAGCCTTTTGCCAGTGGATGAACGAACATACAACTGATAGAAGGACTGCCAACAAGGAATACCAGAGGTGAGAGCTAACCCTCCCAACCCTACCGCATTAATCCAACCAAAAAGCTCACTTGGCACGTCAAGTGGATTGATACTAACACAATCCTTTTGAAGCGCCACGCGAGGGTCGCGGACCATAACATAATCAAAGGCACCAGGCCCGCAATAAACTGGCTGCGTTTGGCAGAAGACAATTCGCTCAAAATCCAGGACGGGCTCCTCAACAACAATGTTGAAGCCCATGTCCAAAAACCATGCATGGAAAACTACAATAAACCGGGTATAATCCCCGGCCTCCATAAAAACCACGCAATCATCCCCGTTGTTGGCAAGCTGTATGTTGACCCCAACAAACTTGGAGTAACTGTATAACATGGAACACATCAATAGGCAATTGCCCAACGACGTGTCCATGTCACCACTCATACGTCTACCATCAACGACATAACGCAAATCACCCCCTATAACATTGCCAAAACACTTATTACGTAAGGTCATGTTAAGTAAATACCGCAACTTCTGTCTATGCTTGCTATAACGGAACATGCCACAATAAAAATCATGACAGAACTGCAAAGCCGGCACAGACACATGTTGGTCGAACCGCGACGCATCCAGTCCAATTGCAATAGGCTTCTTAAAGGAATCCCATTTCAACCGGAGTTGACGCGCTTGTTGTACGGCATTCATACCCTTCATCACTGTTTGCAAACCATAAACATTTGCTATAACCTTATAAATTTTCTCCTCTATTGGCCGTATGTACCGGCCAATTTCAATATTAAAGCGGGGCGATCTCGGTGAGATCACACGCGGCACAGGTTCCTTAAGGTGAGTAAACAGAGTTTTCTCATACTTAATAAAAACCTTAACATAACTATCCTTCTGCCTAAAGGGTGCTGAAGCCAATGAAGCTAAAGCGTTGGCATAGAGTTGACGTTTGCGGCCTCTAAAGCTGTCTACGAAAGACTCGCGGGAGATAGGGGCGGTCGGAGCCGTGAACTTTTTGCATACTGACACAAAATCAGAACAACGCAAGAAGAATATATCGGTGCTGAGTGGTTGGGGAGGGGGCACGAAGGACGCGTTACCATTCTTAACGTAAAAAACCCTCTCCTTAACTGCCCGCTCTAACGCGACTATTGTATTGTTAAATGCACGGACTAGGGCGGGTGGAGAAACACCCGCCATCGCAACTAGCCGTCGTGCATTGGGCCTCCCTGGAGTTTTACGTACAACCAAATCGGGGTGGTCGG